ATAAACCAGTGATAATCAAACCACCAATAACAATAATGATCCGGTTTAGTTTCTTTGAATGTTCGCAAAAATCAGTAAATGTCACTTATCAACCCCTGTTACAATTAAATTTTTTAACATATCAATGCTATCTTCAATCTTTGTGATCCTATCACTATCATTCGTGATTATATCAATTTTCTTATCCTCTAATATTGTTACAAGCTGCATTTGGCTACTTTGAAAAACTTTAATTCCGGCAAATAAACAACCTAGCGCCATTATAACGGTTATTATCATATTACGTGTACTCGTTTTGAGCTTGCCAATTCCTATCTTTTCCCCTTCCTCAAGTAGCTCGTTATCTTCAATCTTTTTTAACCGTAACCATGTGTCCTTGAACCATCTGCCATGCCTTTTCTGAGTGCCATTCATTTCCGTAAGTTGTAGTTTGATACCCTGGTAACACTCAAGTAATCCTTCATGTTCTTCATTATCACACTTACGTCTTTTTTGGTTTTTTTCCGTCATTCTTCAATTTTCTCAAGTCGACAACAGGCATTATCATTGCCAACGCGCCATAATTTACAGGCTTTGGTTTCCACTCTGCCGTTGGGTCTTTGATAACAGTTGCCTGTTTCTTTAACTGCCTGAATATTTTTTGCTGTTGACTTTTATCTAAATTACCAGAACCACATGAAAACGATTGTATTGACTGTTGCATTTCCTCTGACTGAATCACTGGCAACATTACTGCATACGCTTTTAATTCCTTGTACGGAATATTAAACCAGTCAAGGGAACCAAAGAACCTTTGCAATCGTGGGATATGTTCACCCCAATCAGTTACCTTTTTTTCTTTTTTGCCCTTGGCCCCTTCGTTAATGGCTCCGTCTTTTTTTTTAGTGAATCAACTTTGATATTATACGCTTCAATTGCTTGATATTTTTTTATAACAGAAAGCATGTTAATTAATTTAATACCTGCATCTGGCATAATCAACTCAAGTATTCGAGACATCACTTTATTATAAGACTTTTCTGCCTTTTCATCTTTGACATTAGATGAAACTTTTACAAGCTTACGCCCCAACTCTTGCAATTCTTGTTGCTGCATTAAGCTTAAATTTTCACCATGTAAAAGCCCGTATGAGTCTCCGTCTATATTGATGTGTCCAATAAATCTATCTGTAGATAAGTCGAGTAGTGCTTTTTCGTTAGTGGCCATGACTTTTGTCTGCGCCTTTCGTGGAAAGAAGAAGTTTTAATTCAGTCGCCTTTCTCATACACGCAACACTTTGTTTGCGGTGCATACTGGCCGACCTTTTGTGTTGCCTTCCTGCTTCAAGCAACACGTTAATAATACTTTTTATGTTTTTGTCATCCATTATGACGTTGGTGCGGCATCTCCTAAGAATATACGCCCATAAGGAGAGTTTCCTGAATTATAGGTATAATCTGCCTTGGACATTAACTCAAACGCTAACCCTGCTAGGTCTGACTTATTGAATACTACCTCAAGGTTTGCTCCTTGAATTGCCGCAGGAATTTCAATCTGAACGTTTTCGGTCACAAGGTCAGGAGACTTATTCTCACCCCTTATTAAAATGGCAAGTGCTGTTACTGTAAGCCCCCGGAGAATATCAAAGTCCTGACTACCCCCGGCACTCGCGCCAGGGGCCGTGTCGTTTGTTGTCGTTGCAAGATTAAACGCCTTAACCATCTGCGCCGCCCTCATATCAAACAAAGAGAATGAATATTTCGCACGTTCTAAAGTTCTCCTGTATTCAAGAATCTCCGTTCCCCCTGCAAACGATTTTTCTGTCAACTCCTGTTCGTATGAACAAACAACCCCTTCCTCGCCATAGTGACGTTCACCGCTTGTTCCAATCTTCGCCCAATTACCTGCCGGAGCCTGTGACAAATCAGTGAAAGACTCACCAACTGGTGCCGCCCATACGGTAAAAGGCCCGTTAATTATTTCTATGTTTGCACCCATGCCAACGCCTCCATTATTAAAATTTAACTATTTATTTTTTATACTGCCGGGTCGTCACCAATAAGTATACGACCATAAGGTGAGTTTCCAGAATTATATGTATAATCTGCAACTGCTTGTAATTCAAATTTCAACCCTACATCGTCAGCCTTGTTGTGTACTATTTCAAGACTTGCAATCTGGACAACGTGGGGCACTTCAATTTGCACGTTCTCGGTCACAAGGTCAGGAGATTTATTGTTTCCTCTTATCAACAAGGCAAGTCCATTAACCGTGAGTCCCCTTAACAAGTCCCAATGCTGATAACCACCTGTGCCGGAACCCGGCGCAACATCTGTTGTAGATGTAGCAAGGTTAAATGCTTTGACAAATTGTGCAGATACCAAGTCAAACAAAGTAAACGAATAAATGACTTCCTCTTGTGATCGTGATATTTTTAAAACCTCTGTGCCCCCTGCAAAGAAATGTTTCTGCATTTCCTGATTTGCACTGAGAACAACCCCTTCCTCACCATAATGCCGAGTTGAATTTGTGCCGATCTTATCCCAACCAACAACCGAGTCGGTGGCAATGTCCTCATAAGCCGTGTCAATTGCGGCTGTATAAACATCAAATGCGCCGTTGATTATTTCAATTCCCATAATATACAACCTCCTGTATTTAAAATTTAACTGACAATCGTATCTTGTACTTTAATTAACCATGTATCAATAGTATGAGGCCATTTTGTATCTGAGTCTCGAAACGAAAACGGCCCTGCGCTATGATCTGCGCTATATATAAACGTTGATGATGTAACGCCTCTTTCTATTTCCCGGAGTACCGCCCGAACAGTTCTAAACACTTCGTATGCTTCAAACGGTGTTTCTCCATAACAGACAAAATCTAATCTATACTTAAATACGTCTCGGTAAGAACTTTCTCCAATACCTCCGGCACTGTTAATCACAATTGCCTTGCGTGGCATACTGTCTGCATCTGCTCTTGGCAATTCAAGCCCGTATACTCTAGTCCCCAACAATGCCGATATTGTCGCATCAGCTTTTAAGAGTGTAATCAATGCACCAATCGCGTCCTGTGCCAATGCCATTTATTTAAACCTCGCTTTTATTCTCTTTGACAATGACGGATATATAATATCGGCGGCTTTCCTTAGAAACGAGCCGTGATTAAATTCCAGAAACCAAACATAATTGCTCCGGCCCAACTGAGTCCAGACGCTACCCCATAAACCAACATGCTTCTTTGCGGTTGCAAACTCTTTTATTTGTATACTTGTCTCCGCTACTCCTGTTCGATACTGCCATTCAGGGTGATTATTGAGAGCTTGCTTAACTGACGCGGCCATCGTTTCATTAATGCCCTCGCCAATAATCCGGTTTTTCTTCTTTATTAATTCATCGCCCTTCCAATTTAGTGTCATTTCTCACGATGCCGCCACCCAAAGTTCAGCTTCAAAATGGTCATGCCTGAATGATTTATTGCGTATCAAATAATTATCTGAATATTTACTCACACTGTTCCTGTCTGTAATCCCGGTAATCCTGTCGGCCTCTGTAACATCTTCGCTTCGCCATGCAATCTTTAATACCTCACCCGTTGTGGTCTTGTCACCGTCAATGGTGTTCTTCTTGGTTCCCGTGTATACCCAACAGTCAAGGGTAAGATGTGCGCCCCATGTTGGCTCAAGTGGGTGCCCGTGTGCATCATTGCTTGACGTTGTGTTACGTTGTACCGTAGCTCGGAGAATATAGCCGCTTGTTCCCATTAAAAGAAACTCCCTGGAGCATTAAGGCTTTTGAGTATCTTTTCACGTTCTGTATTGTAATCTAATCCCTGTGACGAAAAATCGCCCTTGCGCTCGGTACTCAGACCATTAAATGCAAGATAGAGCTTAACCAATGCAATCAACGCAACTTTGCGCCTTTCAGTCGTATCAATCGGCACGTATGTAACCAAAACCCGGTCACCCCATGTCAATCGACCATTTGTGCCTGTGTCAAGCCTGTGGAGCTGTTGCCCATGTCTTTGCTCATAGTCATCTGTGGCAAGGGTTGTCGTGGTAGTTCCTATGGTCTCAGCAACGGAGGTGATGGTTAATATTGGTCTGGATGTAAATATATCCTCAACGCCTTTAGTCGGAAGATCATCAACCTCAGTAGCAACCGCACCGTGTCGTTGTATAATATCTTGATCTGCCCCGTCGATTATGGTTGTCAATGCAGCATCAACAACCCCTGTCTCAACGTGCGTCCTCATTTCCGTTGCATCAATTAACGCCATAGATTACCCCTTTTACTCTTTGTCCTTTTTTGCGTTTATCTGTACACCGCTTCCCTTGTTTTCGTCGGCCCCTGCTTCTTTGTTTTCGTCCTTGGTGGCCTTTTCCTTACGTTCTGATTCGTCTTGTTCTTTGGCCTCCTTGGTATTCCTATGCTTTGTGGCCGCTTCGCCCTGCGCTTTCAGCTTTGCCGGAGTAATTGCCGGAAGGTCTTTCGGTGCATTTACAACTTCCTTGCCCGGTGCCTTGCCATCTTTACACTGACTATCAAATGGCTCTGGTATCTGGTCGCCAATACCAGCCAACAACGTGGCACAATCTGCATGGCCATACGGCAACACCTTTTTACCTGTCTTATCTAAATATATTCTTTGTTTTGCAATCATGGATTTTCCCCACAAATGTTAGAAAATTAATTATTTGCTTTGTAATCTACCGTTAAAACCGGCAGAACCTTCAACATTGTTAGTGTTTGCAAGCCCTTGTATTTTTATAATTGCTGGGCCTTCAACTAAAAACCCCTCCGGCCAAAACCACTGGTCTGCAGATTTACCTGTTGATTGCAACCCTCTTGTGTTTTTAACAACAAAAGCGGTATTAGTTCCAAAATTAACAGGGTCGTTTATCGTAAAAGAAAAGTTGATTGATGCAGCGGCACCTTGGGCCTTGTTCACAGTTCCATACCAACAATCCATAACCATGTCCTGAGTAGAAGGTATTCCATAAATTGCCATCTGCGTTTGGCCTTCTCCGGCGTTTATCTGTGCGGTAATAGTTCCATTTACGGCAGCAGTAGCTTTTATATTACCAATATTTATTGCAGAATTACTTGCACCGGTTGTCAATACCTTCATTCTATTTATAATCACATAAGAATTTGTTGTGTTAACTGGCGTGGTGCCGTCCAATATAACATCTTCTGACGTTTCAAGCTCAGTCCATGCAGTTAAACCATAAACACGTATTGTCTGTGCGCCTAATCCGGCAGGACTTCCATCATCACCTGTGTCACTCGATACAATAGCGTGAACTCTTGCGGTTTCTGGTGGTAACCAAACTGATTGAGTCGGTGTTGCGTCTGCTAAATCCCATATATCTGTTGCCGTTGATTGTACGCCGGACGGAGCGCGACCAAACTTATTGACACGGTTACTTAAATTTTGCCCTGCATAAAGACCAGAGCAAAGACAAAGTATTGCAACAAACAATATAGATATTCTTTTAATCATGTATTATCCTCCAATAAGTCAATCAGGAGCGATCTAAGCGTAAACCAAGACCACTCCCAAAATGACAATTAATTTACTCAGGTGTTTCCATATACTCAAAAATCACCGGAGTACTATCAAGCGCACTGTCCAGGTCTACCGTATTTGACTCAAGATCATCAGCGTCAAATAATACAGTCGGTGTCGTGCCTTCAAGTACATTGTTTAGATACCCATTGCGTATTGTATTACGTTTCAAACGCTTACCAATACCAAGCAAATCACCGTGACCAACTGCAATAGTGGCGGCTGTACCGTCCATTGCCGGATATAATATACTGGTTACAGACTTAAATATATTAGTACCCGTTACAGTGGTTGCAGAATTGACAGTCAGTAAGAATGATTCTGTAATACTGGCATCCTGTTCATTTGTGCCAGTAATCACAACCGATTCGGCCCGTATATCACCAGCCGTTCCGCCGGAAGTTACTGTTATATTCCGAGGTTCAGAAAGAGAATTGATACTTGTGCCTGTCGTAACCGTAGCACTTGCGCCCGTATCCGTCCTGGCAGCGGCAATGGCGTTTGTATCTGCGGCCCTTGGTGAACCACCTGTTGCAAGGCTTATCGCAACACCAGTGCCATCCATCGCAGGCAACAAAATACTTGTTACCTTTTTAAATACCTTCTCACCTGTAATAGTTCCGGCAACATTAACTGTAAATGCCGTTAACGTTTCAGATATTGTTGTTCCGTTTTCATCTTGACCAGTAACAACAACAGACTCAGCCCTAACGTCTGCCTGATCTCCTGAAACAGAAGCGGATATTCTGGAAAGCCTTGGCAATGCCAAAATACCTGTTGTGATCGTCTGACTTGCTCCTGTGTCTGTAGTAGCGGCCAAAACACTACCCGTTGCCCCTGCCGCCGCACCAATTACCTTTGCGCGCCATATCTGTCTCAATCCAGGGCCAACAGCACCGAATGTGATAGCAGACATTACAAGCAACAACACAAGCGTCATTGGCAATTGTCTTTTTTGAAATAGTCTCATATAAAACCCCCTGATTGTTTTAAACGTGAAAACTGCTCCGAGGATTTTAGACCCCGGAGCAATTAAGAAATCTAAGCAATGTTAATATCGCTTATATACCTGTCACCTGACAAACTGCGGCAGGCCTTGTTATTACTGGTGCAAATCTTACGGTTGCCCGTATCCGCTGAATACCATTAATGAAATCATCTTCATTGCTGTTTGTTATCTTTATGTCAATACCTGATCTGTTGACAATCATAACGTAATTCTGGAAATCAGCAACGAGGCCTGTTCCCTCTGTCTGTGCCTGTGCCTGAACTACTGGCAATCCCCAAATTCGTTCAGGGCCAGCGTCAGAAGGTGAACCCCAAATATAAACACCATCCGCAGTCTGTAGCAATCTAATAGGTTGCCAATCGTTTGGATGTGTAACATAAGCACTTGGGAAAGCCTGACCTGTTACCCTGACCAAATCCATAGCCTTATATATTGCATCTGGTCTGTTGTCTGCACCTAAAGCCTGTGTTTGAATACCAACAATGTTATTGATACCTCTAACATTTGGCGCGGTTCCATTACCAACAAGAATCTGCAAGTCTTTTCTCTGGTCAACCATGAATCTCAAACGACTGTCAAGGTATGCAGATATTCCGGCAACGTCCTCAAGTTGTTCATCAGTAACCGGAATATTGACAGCAATTTTCCTGATAGTTACACTCTGTTCAGTCAATGCAAGTGCGGCTTCCGGGAAAGTACCAGCCTCGGCAGTTTCAGCGGCGTTATTCGTAAAAGTAGTTTCTTCCATGTACACATAAGAACTCTGTGTCGTTGGAATATTAGGAATTATATTAGCAACCATGACCTGAACAGGTCTTTGCGCATCAGGAACGAACCCGGCAACTCGCAAATCCTCTGGTGCCCAACCTGCTGTTGTTGAAAAAGTTGTCTTAGACTCAAGATTACTGTTAAGAGAAACTTCCTTTTCCTTGCATGCAACGCCATCTTTAAAGGCCGCAGACTCAATAAACTGCTGACCGATTGACTTTGTATTAACTGGTTGACCAGTGCGTGGATTGATTATCAATCCATCATGCCCTTTTGCATCTGGATGAACAACAGAATTGACAGCAGTATTAAACAGCTTTTCCCTGTCTGCCGTGTCCTTTGCTGATTTAGCAATTAACTGCAAGCCTTCGACCTCAACCGCAATGTCGTTTATTTCTGCATCCATCTCGTTGATACGCTGTACCCTTGACTTGGTATCATTAAGCTGGTCAAAGCCTGAACTCTTAACCAAGGACAAATCAACGCTGTCGCCAGCCTCTTTGTAAACCTCTGCAAGTTTCGCATTTTTTGCGACTAATTTTGCTTGTGCTTCCTGTAGTGCATTCATAATTACCCCGTTTTCAATAAATGTTTGAAAGTGTGAAGCGTCTTTTGATACTTGACAAGACTCTGCAAAGCATCACCGCTTACGACATCATTACCCATTGAATCAATAACGGCCTTCGAATCATTTAATGCCTTTTCAAGTAAAGACTCAAACGATTTTAAAACCTCAACCTTATCAGCAGACAATGATTTTCCATCTTTCGCTTTCAAATCGGCAAGGGATTTCGAGCGTTCTATAAATGCAACCACATCATCAAGAGACATGATCGCTTTTTCAGTTTGTTCTTTGAATGTCATTTTTTCGCTTTTTATTGCAAGTGTTCCAGTGCCAAGACCTGCACCTCGGAGAACAGGACTGATTTCATGCACTTCAAGCGTTTTTAAAAACCGTACCTGTTGGCCCTGGAACTCTCCGAACTCAGAATCGACTACCTTGAACCCATACGACCATTCCTGCAACGGCTCACCATTTGCCATGTCAAACTTCAATGCGCTATACCATTCCCTCGCGGTCTTTGCATCTTCATCAAGATTAAATTTAAACGATGCAATCGCAAGGTTATCTTCCTCGGTTAAAACACCCTTCCCCAATCGTGGGGCCATGCGATCATGTGCAGGTAACAAATTAACATCTTGCTTGCCAAACGCACCGGGAATTGTTACGTCACCATCGAGGTCGATAACATTAAGCTGTGCGATAACTGCGGACCCTTCGCCCTTCTCAGCGGCCTTGAACCCCTTTTGCAAATCAACTGTAAAGTTTTTATATTCAATCGTCATATTACTATTTCCCCCTGTTAAGTTTCACGTGAAACATTTTATTCTATATGGGCATAAAAAAAGGGCAAGCATACCGGAATCAGTATACTTACCCTAATTCCCGCGTGTGCGAGCGTTTTATTTAATTGTTATTTATATTTATTCTTCCACGATTTCAGGCGGCATCGCAATCAACATCCTCGTCCCATTCGGGTGTTCGTCTTGCACCAACCTTTGCCCTTGTTCAAGTGATACTATTTGTCCGTTCCACGTTTCACAATCTATATCTGTCGGGCCTTTACGTGCGTCCAGAACTAACACCTCTGTCACTCTGTTTGCGCTATACGTTGCAATTGCTGATTCCCTCTGCGCGTTTACAGTTTCAGTTCGAGCAATCAATGTTGCCCGTGTAGATGCTTTTTTAAACCTTCCAGATGGGATAGAATCTCGCAATCGCCTTGCAAGTTGCGGAACGCTTTCGCCCTCCAACCTGCCTTGTGATAATTGTTCAAATATCTTTCGTTTGGTCTTTCCTGGTATGTCTAACAATCCTACACGCTTACCCCCTTCCGATAATATGACGGCCTCTGTGTCGTCAACAATACTGATACCAAGGTTAAGTTCTGCGCCAACGCTTCTCTGCGTTGCCCTGCTAATGCGTTTATAGTGTGATTCATACACGATTGTCAAGTCATTTGTTATCTTTTCCGTGTTTAATGCAGCGTTTATCATTGCCGCATCCATTGCGTCTTGGCTTGCGTCTTTTGTCGGGATAAACTCAATTTCAATATTACTAACAGTAAAATCTTGATTCTGAGGAATATCTTTGTTTACAGGAAAATCAACAGTATGGAATCTCTTTGGTTCATTGGTATCACCCAACACCTCAAGTGTTGCCCTCTCCACTTCCTCGCCAAATTCTTCCAATACTTTCAATATGTCAATCCGAAACTTGCGCTCAAGTTTCAACATATCTGCATCAAACTTCCGGGCCATGCGTAACTGTGCGCGTGTTGGTCTGCCGGGTCGTGACTGCTGAAAGATAATCCTGTCGGTAATGTTGAATTGGTCTGGATGATCTTCAAAGACTTGTGCCAAGCCACGCTTGGTTTCAATACCATCATCTACGAGTAAAAGTTTCATAAGGATAATAACTCCATAGATTGTTATTCTTTCAAAAATTCTTCAATTTTCTTTTTATCGCATGCATTACACATTTCATAAAGTTGCAACCTGCTACCATCAATAAACCTCAAAGCCCTTCCTCCTGGATTGCAGTGTTCAGATATTATACCCTTGAGATTTAAACGGTCTTTTATTTCTGTCATATCTTCCTGTATATCACCATGACACTCTGGACAAATCGGATTTATCATATTCAATTAACCCTTACAATTCGACCACCAAGAGGGAAACAATCTGCTTTTCCGGTAACTGTCTTTGTTTCTGTACACTCACGACCCGTGCTGTCTAAGTACTTCATAGTGATCACACAACTGCCTGGCACAATACTTTTCGCGTCCTTCGTTTCTACCTTTGTTTTGTCTACCATAATTTTACCCAAATATTAAAACTATAACCGCGCAAATAAATAAGCCAATCCACATCTTAAACTCTAATGCAGTCATCTTCCAATGTTTTGCCGTAAATAATTCTTCAACTTCTTGCGGAAGTTTCATTCGTCACCAACCTCCAACTGATTAAACGTCCTCAGATATACCTTGTCTGCATCTTCCACACTCAACCCCTCTGCCTCTCTTGCATCGCTGACCTTGGCCCATCCTGCCGTAACACCTGCGCTTATACGGGTAACCTTTGAGTTTTTATCTTCCTGCAACGCCGCAACATTCTTATTATTATATCCAACATCAAGTGACTTATCATTATCAAATTCGACTAACAACTGACGTTTCATTGTTTGTCCAAACACCCTCTGTGTCGGAATGATATTCCCTGTCCATGCAAGCTTAATAAATGCGGTTACCGTTGCCCCTACCTTTGTGGACTCCAAGCCGGAACCAAAGTTTACAACAACAGGATTGATACCAATTGCCGCACACACCCGTTCTTCGCTTATATTTCTAATATCAGTCAAGGCCAAGTCCTTCGCGTTAAAGCCAAAGGTTTCCAGCTTCATCGGAACTGTAGTGACCATCGCTTCGCCTTTGTTATCGCCTCCAAACTTAGT